TGTGTGAAATTATTGGTGATGCTATTTGTAAAGCCATTGAGCTAGCTGGTAAGGTAACAGCCGGCTTGCTGACAGGAAATGCAGATTTGGCTGGCATTCTCAGAGAAACAATTTGTGGGCCGGATGCTTCAGATGAACAGATTAATGCTACCGCTCTAGATTTAATGGCTAATTTTGGGGTTGGTGGTGCTGCATTCTCCGATCCTGAAAGAACAAAAGCATTCTTTGGAGATGTTATGAATAACTCGAATCGACAAGAGGGTTTGCAGCTTATGATCGATGGCCCCAGTGATGCACAAATAAGAATTGCTGATACACTGTTGGATGAAGAATATCAAGAATTCCGAGAGGCTTTACCCAACCGCTCTGCGATTAGATCAATGTTTGAGGGTATATCAAATGTTGTACCGGAAAGAAACAAAGATGAAATTAGGGCTGCACTTGAAATGTCAGCCGATGAGCTTAGCTTACCAGCAAACCCAACTATTTGTGCGACTCCCGAAGATATTGAAAACTTTGAAAAGGTTAGATGTGATTTGTTGGCTGGAAGAATGTCACCAGAGCAATGTAGACAGCAGTCCGCCCGAGCAAGAGATCAATTGTTGGAAGATGCAAACGACATACAAAGAGTCATTAATGACGGCTTTGGTTCTGCAATTGAAAATGAAATGCCGCCTATTTTCTCAGATCCGGGCTGCGAAAATGGATTACTACCATTCGAGCCTGAAGAATCAATAAAAACTGCGACAGGTGCTTTAAAAGGCGATATGGAAAGTCTACAGATTGCATTTACTGATGATATGCTTGGTAATGGTGGATTGTTTGCCGGTGACGATGATTGGGGTATGATTAACATGATATTGTCGGATACATTTGCCAATCCTTATACAGCACACCAAAGAAAAACTGCTAATAGTAGAAGGTTTGTAGATTTTTATCTTCCAAATGAAGATGATGAAGATGGTAATATTGCTACTGAGAAAAGACAAAAAGGTGCATATCCACAATATGTTGCTGAGTGGTTAAAATATCAATTTCAAGGCTCTAATAATGCTCTTGATTTAAAGTCTTCGTTTATAGGTGGCTTCAAGGGCACAAATGATGTGCAAGAATTAGAAGTAAACAGAATTTCATTTTCTGATTTAGGATTTACAGGCTTATTTGATACTGATGTCAACTTGGTGGAGTTACAGGACTATGGATATAATGTAAATTACAATGTTAATTATGAAAAAGATTTAGTTGCAATACGACGAGCCCCTCGTAAAAAGACTGCTGATATTACTATGAAGTTTAGAGATAATGCCAAAGGCTACAGAAATAGCTCCGGTGAACCCTCATATGGTTTTAACCTCAAAGCATATTATTCAGACATACAAGAAGTGGATCAAGAAGAACGTCAAGGTTTCTTTAACATACCAAATGACAATATCAGAGTCGTAGTTGATGAAGCAGTGTTTGATGATGCTCAAACTAATACATCTGATCTCGTTAAACTTAATCCAGACTTACCAGTTGTTACTGCCACTACCACTTTTGAAGCTGATGCCCTGTTCTATCAGAAGTATGAGTTTTTTGCTATCGACCCAACATTTGAAAATTTGGAAGTTGATAGAACTGAATTTTCTCAACTGTTTGACTCGTTTGGCGACTCAGTTAAAAGATATTCTCCACAAGTATATGCTCTTTCTGATATGACTGGAATAGGCCCGCAACAATGTAAGATATTATACGATTCAAACAATACAAAACTTTTTAAAGAAATAGCAAAAGAAATCGGCAACAATGAAGAAGCATGGCAATATGGTGCAGAATTTGATGGATTAATGGAAGAAGATTTTGATTACGGAGTCATTGTTGACGGTGAATTTGTTGAGTACAAAGATCATGAAGTTCAAAAATATGATGACGACGGAAATCGAGACGGAACACGATCAGTTAAAAATAGTGATTCGCTTCTTGGAGTGTCAAGAGATGCATGGAAAAACCAAGACAATCCAGATAAAATCAGAGTTCACTACCTGAACCCTGCACAATTTGGTAATTCATATATGTCTCCTTCTCTTTATGTCAAGCCCCTAAAAAACAAGGGTTGGCTTGGAGCCGTTAATCTTATTTTTCCTGAGTATTCTCCATGTAAGCCAAGAGAAAATAATTTAATTTCATTTGATACAATTAAACAAAAAATTGATGAAGTATATCCAAGAATACCAGAGGACAAAAGACTTAAGAGTGATCCAGACTGTGTAACTGAAATGCCATTCAATAGAATATTGTCTAGACCCTCTCGTGCTGGCTTAGAAGCTTTGGTAACTGCCACCATTAGAATTTTCACGAGTGTAAGTTATATTAAAAGCATGCCAACTTTCTTAACATTTGCACCCAAGTTTGATCAAAATTACAGTAACATATATGCCTCATACATTATTGAACTTATTGAAGAATCATGTAAGGAAGCCGGAAGTAATTTCCTTAGTCCATTTAAGGATGATGAATTTTGGTATGCCTTCTTGGAACAAGCAGTGCAGGTTTATAGTAGAAGATTAGATGATGATTTAGATGACAGCATCACTCCAGAAACTGTCCCGGCACATGTAAGAGAGGCGATAGAAAAAATTAATGATATGCAAGAGAATTATAATTATCCATCCCGAGATGACTTTAAGGATGCCCCATCCGAAGAAAAAAGTCTCTTTCAATCACTCAAAAGCTTTAGAGAAGAAAAAAATCTTGAAGCTGTTCAAAGAATGGAAGAGCCTGCAAAGTTTATTCTGACAGAATTAGTAAGAGAACAACTTGAATTTGTCGGTGGTCTTTTTTCAACAAACATTAAAGAAGCTGGATTTACACCAAAAGTAATTAATAATGATTATTATCTTCTTGAAAAATTTGCTGCTGGTGCTAATGGTTTAGATTTGGCAAAAGCTATAAGCTTCGTTGATAGAGTCGATAATTCAGAATTAGAAAGTATAATAGAATCTGAAGGCAGCGGTTACACAACTGGTGGTCTGTTCACATTACCAGATGGCACACCATATGTTGGCGACTATCATGTAAATGTTGGTGCCGACGGCAATCCAGTTTTTATGGTTGGAGAGTATCATGTTACCTCTGATCATGATGTTTTAATCCCGTATGCTAATAATCTTAAAGTTGGCTACAAAGATATCAACGGCAATGTGCAAAATATCGGAGATATATCAAACTATAACGATGCTATCGATCCCGCTGGCAAGATGTTTTACATAAAGAAATTTGTATCGATTAATGGTATTCGTCAAAATGTTCAAGCTGCTGAAAATACTATTAGATCAAGAGGAACAGCTAATATTTCAACTTATTATCCCGGTAATATGCGAGTGGTTAGAGAACCGACTAGCAGTAGAGTAGTTGGGATTGAAGGAGACTTGGGGGTACAACATGGGATAGAATTTGGAATCATTAATAATGGAAGCCAAGTAAAGATTACCGATGTACTAATAAATGCTTTAGATTTGCCCGTAAATGAATTTGAAGGACCAAGAGCAAATAGTAAGCTTTTGTTGTGTTTAATAGATAATCTTAGAGATGATGTAAAATTTAGAATGATAGTTGATTACATTTTTTCTATGAAAAAAGCACTTTCATTGAATGCTATTTACAATGATATTGGTTTGTTGCCGTCAGTTGGAGAATTTACCGTTGATAACAATGATTACAAGTCATCGACTCTTTCCAAAAAGCCCGGAGTAAGAGCCGATATCGGAACAGATGCAGACGGCAATAATCAGGTCGTAGTTAATGCCACTCCGGGCTGGGCCCATGAATCTGACAGGAATGGCTTCTTTGCAAGTCCTTTTTACAAAAAATGGGATGAGTGGGATCAAATCTTACTTAGAAAATCAACTAAAAGAATAAAAAAATTATTCAAACCGTATTATACAAAAAGAAAGTTTGAGGTGGAAGATGATACGGATGCCGGCCCCGGCGAACAATTCTTAAGTATAACCAAATCTAGGTTTACTCCAGTGCCCGGCGGTAATAAACTTACTTGGTTTAAAAGAAGAAAGCTTAAACCAAACCCGTTTGATGGTAACGGACAACTCTGTAAAAAACCGAATTAAGTATATTTAGTACAGTAGGATAACAATATGTCTTCGTTAGCAATAAAATTACCCTTGATAAGAGACGATGTAGATGGCTTTGAAACAGTAAAATCATTTCGTAATTTAGTAAAGCAAAATTTTAAAATGTTATTGTTGACTGATCGCGGTGAAAGAGTAATGGAACCCAACTACGGTGTTGGATTAAAAAAATATTTATTTGAGAATTTTGATCAGTCTACTTTTTCAAGAATTGAAACAGATATACTTGAGCAAGTATCAATATACATGCCAATAGTAGCAATACAAGAAATATCTTTTCAACCATCAGATCAGTTTAGCAATAGATTGAACATTAAAATAGCATATGCCATACCTGAGATTGCTGTGAAAGATTTGCTACAATTTACTATTTAAATTGAGGATTTAGAATGCCAAAGAAACAAAAAGACCTTTTACCAATTGATTATACCCATAGAGAATTCTCAACCATTCAGCAGGACTTGATTGAAATAGCTGAAAGATTTTATCCTGATACATTTCAAGACTTTAGCGAAGGCTCTTTTGGTGCTCTTATGATAGATGCCGTTTCATATGTCGGCGATCAACTTTCATTTTACATGGATTACAATGTTAATGAATCTTTCATGGATACTGCTTTTCAGTATTCTAATATTGTCCGACACGGCCGTGCTCTCGGATATAAATTTGAAGGTCGTCCATCAACATATGGCACGGTTGCTTTGTACATTCTAGTCCCTGCTTCCTCAATCGGAATTGGTCCTGACAGAGATTATTTGCCACTATTAAAAAGAGGCAGTACATTTGGAACTACAACTGGATTAAGTTTTATTCTGACTGAAAATGTAGATTTTTCTAATTCAAGAAATTTATTCGTTGTAGCTAGAAATGATGAAACCACAGGAGCCCCAACATTCTATGCAGTTAAAGCATACGGGAATGTAGTCTCTGGCCAGTTCGGCCAAGAAAGAGTGACTATTGGAGCTTTTGAAAAATTTAAAAGAATTACACTTGAAGCAGATAATGTGTCAGAGATAATTTCTGTTTTTGATACTGAAGGTAATCAATATTATGAAGTTGATTACTTGGCTCAAGACACAATATTTAAAGAAATACAAAACCCAAACTTTAAAAATGATAATGTTCCATCGATCATTAAACCGTTCTTGGTTTCAAGAAAATTTATAACCCAGTTCAATAGAAACGAAATTACACTACAATTTGGTAGTGGAAAGTTCAATCAGTCAAATATTGTGGAAAACCCACAAAATGTTGCTGTTGATGTTTATGGCAAGAGTTATGTTACTCAAACAACATTTGATCCAAGTCGATTGTCAGAAAATGAAAGTTTCGGTATTGTTCCAGCAAACACAGAATTAATAATCACATATCGTGCTAATAATCCAACAAATTCTAATGTAGCAGCAGGCAATCTAAATGCTGTTTCCAATTCTAACTTATTTTTTAATGATGAGCAATCTCTTTCAGCAACAAAATTAAGTCAAGTTATTTCATCTCTTGAAGTAGAAAATGAAGAGCCAATTAGTGGCGATATATCTTTGCCAACATCAGATGAAATAAAACAAAGAATTTACGATACTTTTCCAACTCAAAATCGAGCTGTAACTCAAGTTGATTATGAAAATATCTGTTACAGAATGCCCGTAAAGTTTGGTTCAATTAAACGAGTTTCAGTGCAGAAAGATGCTGATTCTCAAAAAAGAAATCTAAATTTATATGTGATATCTGAAGATGTGAACAGCAAACTTGTAACAAGCAATTCGGTTATCAAAAATAACTTAAAAACTTGGATTAATCAATATAGAATGATTAATGACACTGTAGATATTTTAGATCCATTTGTATTAAATTTTGGAATTGATTTTGCTGTCCGTGCACAAGAAGCTGCTGAAAAATTTACTGTATTAGAAAGTTGCATTGCTGCCCTCAAAACTAATTTTGAAAAGACATACTTCATTGGCGAATCTTTATACATAAGTGACATATTTAATGTTTTAAAAGAAGTATCTGGTGTTCAGGATGTCTTAAAAGTGAAAATTAATATGAAAACGGGTGGAGAATACTCCACTTCATCAATAGATATAAACTCTAATTTATCTGGCGATGGTTCACAATTGATAGTGCCGAATAATGCCATTCTAGAATTAAAATTTCCAGAAGTTGATATTGTAGGAAAAATTAGA